GACACACGCGATTAGGATTGCCAAACCTAAAATAATCACTAAATCCATTTTTAAACTCTCCATGTTCGTCTGCATAATCCTGCATCTCCTTTAGGGCACGTTCGAGCGCATCTTGGACTGCTTCTTTACGCATATACCCTTTAAGATATTCTAAGTATACCTTCTCATGTGTCCAATGATCAAGTTTCTTATTTTCTTTGATCACCCAATCAATAAACATCTTAGGATTAACCGCACGGATAGCTACCATGTGTCGACCAAACTTAACAAAGGCTTTGTAGTAAGGACTAGCCACAAAGTCTGCATAAGACTTCATCTTAGCTGAGCCTTGTGTCATTTCATAGAAACGCAAGTATGCTTGGAGCCCAAACTGTACACCAGTTTCTCGTTCTTCTTGCCAGCGTCGTTTTTGCTCGCAGAGATGCACTGCAAGACTTGACTCTTTGCGGAACTCTTTACTACAATATCGGCACTTATAGCTCGGACTTGATTGATTTGTCATCGTATCCGAGTGTTCGTGCCATGTCTGCAAGATCTCGTTTATCATTGATAGTTGCCAGTAGTTCTATTTCATCATCTTTGAGATGCGGAAAGTGTTTGATTAAAAATTTTACTGCCTTGCTGTTGCTTTCTTTCTTTTTACCTTTGAGCCAATAGTGGAACTGATTGCCCATCTGCGGACTCACTGTGGTGCAGGTCAGCCACTGTAGTTTAGGATGTCTGTTGATCTCAAAGAAGTTTTTGTTTACACGTTCATTAGTAGCCATTAGGTAATAGGCTTGTAGGTCTTTATTACCACCGACATTAGCACCATACTTCAGCATAAGATATGTTGAGAATTTCTTACGATCTTCATCTGTGAAGTTGTCATAGTAACTACGATCCTTGCGATCGTAGGCCTGCATTTCATATTTGATTTCTAAACTACTGCTCACTTCTTATTCCATCCCTTGCTGAGATAACTTAATATACGATCTACGCTAGACTGCATATTATTATATTTGTTTTTCAGTGCGGTGATTTCATCTGCTTGTTGATTAACTAAATCTCTTAACCTATCAAATTCTACCCTGCTTTCGCGGATAGTTTTATCATGTGACATCAGGTTTGGACGCGGTGGCGCATTTGGGTCAACTTCACGTTTCTTTTTTTGTTTAAACTGTTGTGGGTTAAATGCCATTTTCGTTTTTCTCCGAGAGCTTATATATAATTATACATTTTTCAACTGCTTCTGTCAAGGCTGGCGTTAGGTATCTTTTCGGATATATTTCGTTCCATAAGCGTTGCTCTACCAATTCTTTAGCTTTCCAGCTTTGCCCAATCATAAATCGTTCTCTTTCAGGTGCACCGATTTCACGGGCATAGGTCGTTTCTCCGCCATCTGGACTTTCGTATATGTAAGTTGCCCCTGGTTTCAAATTACCCATTCCAATGCCTCACTATGCCTGCTATGATCATCAAGCAGGTAATCAAATTAATACCAGCGATAACAGTACGTATCAGTGCTATACGATCTGCTTCATCATCATCAGCACCTTCTTTTTGTCCGAGTGCTTTGGCCCAGATACGCCATATCTTATTTGTTATCATATAATTCTATCCATTTCTTGTATAATCTTTCTGCCCATACTTTATGGCTTTGTATTCCATAATGAGCACCATCTGCTGCTACATCAATCTGAGTGCCAATGGTCGAACTAAATTCTTTGAATCCGTATAAGAATTCATGGCATTTGACAGCATCAGCATTTTCAATATTACAAGTATATGTTATTAAAAATTTATTGTTACCATCTCTTAATCGACCAACGATTCTATTAACAATATTTTTAAAATTAAACAATAAATTTTCTTCGTTAAAAATTAAAGAATTAGATAATTTATCTTTAATGTTGTAAATTGATTTGTCTTGTATCATATCATTTTCTAGATGTCGTATTCTATAAATATCAGTAAATTGAATAATTAATTTTGAATTTTTTATAGAAAATGTAGATAATAAATCTTCAGTATTATAGTTACTCTTACCGCCCATTCCAAAATTATTATATTCCATTCCCATTAAATTTGATAACACATGAGGATATGTTGTTTCTATAGAAGTGTGCCCAACTCCTTCAGTATGACTACATCCAAAGAAATTTAATTTATCTTGATCTAATATTTTGAAAGTATTGTCAACATTCTTATCAGATTGTAAAAATTCTTTTTGATATTTAAGAAAAAATTCTAATTCAGTTTGATATAGTTTAATTACATAGTTTTCGTGATCCTTTAAAATAACTATGTCGTCAAATTTATCGATAAGTGATATTATATTGAGAAATCCAATTTCTACAGGTGAAGCAGCGTAGCTAACTCCGGATTTAATTTCATCTGCGATTGAAAATAATGTACCACCAAAGGGTATCTTTTGTTCCTGGCAGATACGTTCTGCTTCTTTGTTCCCACCAAGATGATTAATTACAAATAATATTGTTTTTACCATATTTTGCCGTAGTCTACTACTTCGCTCTGGCGGCTGATATCTTTAACGAAGTAAGCACACAATGGATGATCGCCGTCATTAATAGGAACTGCTAACATCTGTCCAGGCCGCAGTTTAGGGAAATACCATTTAACATCTTGATAGATATCTACGATTTCAATTGGATGGAATTCTGGTTTAAAACTGTCTAGAGGATTAAAACAGAACACACTGAATCCACGATCGTTGATACTGGTTAAAGGTATAACTTCTAAGTCGCCAAAGTCTGGCTCACCAATTAATACTTGCCAATCCACAGGCATTTTAACTATGTTATTACCAATGCGTAAGACCAATGCTGGACTATTAAAGGATTCTAGGAAGATCAATGGGATAAAGAAGTAATCAGGATTCTTTGGGTCGCTGTTGTCTAATATAGCAAAACGTAAGTCCTCAACTTCATCTGGGATCTCATTCATTTCGTATGCGGTGTTTTCTAGTGTTAATATATACATATTATTTCCAATGTGTTGTAATTCTAAATAATGTTTTAAAATAATCATCATGCGATAGTGCATTGTTATGATTGTATCTATTGTCTACTCCGTGTTGTATGTCCCAAGGTTGATATTCATCTTTAGGCCACACGATATTATGCTGAGACCAGTCTTGCTGTTGTAAAGGGCCTGGAATAAAAACATATGGAATCTTTTTCTTTTCAAGTTGATTTAATCCATCTCTCAATATATAATAGCTTTTTATCTCATCAATGTCATGGGTTTGTATAAATGTTTTGTAGTACTTTATAGCAGACACAAGGTCGGCTGGCAAAGAATCGATTATTTCATCGATCTGTGTTGACATAATATATTTTTTAGAGTTAAATTCTCGAAAATTTTCAATTTTCAATGTTTCTACAGGTATCTCAAATCTTTCGGGTTGAGATGCTCCTACAATAACGTAGTCTGCATTTTCATTAATAGCCTGATCAATTTGTATTCTAATAAAAAAATTACTTGCTCCACCCCGAGCTAAGTTAATAAAATCAAAATTTTTTTCTTTTACAAATTGATCTAAAAAACTATAGTTATGTTTATATCCTTTGTGTTCTAATTCATCAAGAAGAAATTTAGGTAAATCAATCTTGCTAAGGTTATTAACTGCCGGATAGTTAGGCCAATCTGCCCCTTTCATTTGTTGCCACAGTGGGTAACTTGATGTCATAAAACTACATCCGCATACGGCCAATTTCTTCATTGCCAATCTGCTTTCTCCACAATAAAAGGATATGAGGCATCCTTGTAAAATTGTTTGCGCTTGGTCAGATGACGTTTGGCAAACTTGCATGTTGATGTTATGTCCCAGATCTGGACGAAGTCTTTGTCTTCCGCTTTGCGGATGCCACGCCCGATACTTTGGATGACCCTAACAAAGCTCTTACCGGGCTCAATAAGCACAAGGTTAAACACACGAGGAATGTTGATGCCAACAGCAGCAACACCGTAAGTGGCGACAATAACCTTGTCATCCATGGTCGCAATGTCATCATATTGTTCTTTTCTATCATCTGCTTTGGTGCCTCCTGACACGAATACAGCATCTTTAATTTTTTCTATTAGAGCACGTCCTGGTGCGATACGATCTACTAGCACAAGTGTATTACCACTCTTACGGATTGTCTCTACCAACTTGGCGATATAGTTTAATCTTTCTTCTGTTTCAAGTAGGTATCGTAATTCACTTTGATAATCTTTATATTCTACATGGTCAACTAACTGTAGGACATTTACATGACAGTTAGCAAGTACGCCCTGCTCTTGTAGTTCACTGGCACTTAACCGGCCAATAACGTCACCTATTGAACACTTTAGGCTGACAAATTCGTAGTCTTCTTTAGGAATCGTGCCAGTTAATCCCCAGCGTATAGGTACGTGTGCCATTACACCAGTCAGCAGAGTTTTAAGTGCATCTGCTTTGGCCATGTGTACTTCGTCAACCATGACACAGACAACATCTTGTAGGAACTCGCCTATGGTGATATCTACTTCATGGTTGCGTGATCCTTTTAATAGGATGTTCAAACTCTGCCAAGTGCAGATAGTATGTGTCTTACCAAACTCTTTGCGGTCACCAAAGTAGACCCCAACATCAAGTCCCATGTTCTTATAATCATCTTCTGTCTGTGTGACTAAACTCTTGTTTGGAACGATGACTATAGTACGGCCATGTGGCTCACAGCAATAACTCAATGCCGCTGTAATTAAAGTCTTGCCTGCGCCTGTGGCGATTTCTTGCAGGCACTGTGGATTCTCAAGAAACTTGTTGATAATCTCAACTTGATAATCTCTTAACACTATTGGTTGCCCTGCCATAGGATGTTTAACCGGCCAATTAATATGTTCGAATGTTGTTTCAGTTACTTCTTCAAAGTCATACTGTGTTTTGTAATCACGTAGGTCTTCTAGTTCCAAATGATATCCTTGACTATCTAGATAAGGAATAATCTCTGGCAATAGATTAACATAGGTACTACCACCCATCTGGAAGAATGCTATCTTACCATCCCAACGTCCTAGACGGACTGCTGGCAAATAACGTGCACCAGGAATCTCATATTTGAACATGTTAGATAGTTCTTTGCGTTCATGTAGATCTAAGCCTTCTATCTTTACATTAACTTCATCTTTAATTATTAGTCGGGCCAAGGCCATTAGTTGTATTCTCTTATTTGTGTTGCACCATAGTAGATGATCTTTTCTGCTCTACGTGTCCAGTCCATCTTACGTCCACCAAACATCATCTCAAATGTTGTGACCATTAACGGCACAGGAAAGTCCCAGGTTGAAGGTATCTTTCCAGC